AGCATTAGCAGTGATTGTGCCATCAACTAAGGTAATAACAACGCTATCAAGCAATGCTTGTTTAAATGCTTTTTGAGCAGCAGGAGAGGCGATAAGCAATCCATAAGAAGCATCACCATTGATTCCTGATAAAGTTGCGTAGTAGCTCATCATTTGAGCGATGAAACCATTACGATTAACTTGTGGTAAGCCAGCAACTAGGTTTTCAGTTGTCAAGATATGTTGTGAAAAATCAGCTTTAAGGTTGTTGAATGTGTATTCACGAACTAAAGAAAGTGTATCTACATAGTTAACATATTTGAAAGTTTTATCAACTTGGCTTAGAGTGTTAGTTTTGTAAGTAGTTACAGCTTCTTGAGAAATGATCAAGGTGCTTGCCGGATTGTTTCTTAACAACCAAACGCCAGAGTTTTCAAGTTCCAAAGATTCTGCATCTGTGAAATCGTTACCAGTTTCAATTGTTGGAAGATTGAAGAATGGTGTGTTGTGGTAAGGGATAGCACCGAAGTAAGAGAAATTATTGTTAACTTCACCCCAACTTTTGAATAAATATGTCTATTTTAACACAAGGTAATCTCAGTATCAACGGAACTGTCATCGCTTACGAAGGCAACGTAAAAATCACCAAAGGAACGCCAACAAGAAAGGCTAATCCTCAAGTTAATGGTCAAATCATTTATGTTAATGATATTTCCAGCAACTTCAGCACAATCAAAGTTACAGTTAGAAATAACTCTGAAAACAATGATACCTTTGATAGCTTCTTCAACAATGGTGACAATAACACCATTACTTTCAATGATTTAAACTTTTCTAAATGTACTTTAGAGATGATTCCTGAAAGAGAAGACACTGGAACTACTGAATATACATTCTTTGGCAACCCACAAATATAATTTATGCAAGATTTAATCTTTGATTTAGAGAGTCCTTTAAAAACTCAATTAAAAATTGATGGTAAAAATGATTTTGCCGATCTTGATAAATTATATTTAGTTGCACCAACTTATAAGCAAAGAGATCTAACAATTGCAGTCAAAAAGATGTATTTTGAAGCTCTCTTTGCAATGACTTCTACCGTTAAAAGAGAAGAAGCAGCAGAAAAGGTTGACGGCGATAAACAAATGGATGAGAAAGCTATCTCTATGGTTTTATTAATGGCTAAAGACTTTGACTTAGTCAAGTTCCACAACCAATTCTCTAAATTACTATTGGAAGTTACTTTCAAAGATGAAGAAAAAACACAAAAACTAAACTCTCTCGACTTACAGAAGTTAGAGGAGAATGATTTTGAAAAGCTGGTTTCTAAATACATTGCTTTTTTTTTAATGAGTTCGTGGATGAAAGCCATAAGCTAGAATCCTTAATTGCTAATATTGCTTATTTCTATAATGGTGCAGCATCTTTTGATTGGTTGGAAAATCAGACTCTAAGTAAGTTGATTAGCCTCAATAAAGAAGCTAACCGAATTAATAAAGAGCTAACACCAAAAGAAAAAAGATAATGTCATTTCAAGTCAAATATATCTACGATCTAGTAGATAAAATGTCCCCCCAATTACAAAAAATCCAAGCCTCTGTTAACCAGACAACTGCTGCTGTTGAAAAGTCCGCAAGAACAATGTCAACCAGTTTTAGCAATATGGGAAATAGCATTAAAAATGTTAGCTCTGGGATTAGGAATGCTGGAACGGCTCTAGCTCCAATGTCCGTAGGTATCGGTGCGGCGGGTGTAATGGCTTTAAAATCAACAGCTAATTTTGAGACTCTGCAGATGCAGATGGAGGTTTTGACTGGAAGTGCTGAGAAGGGTAAAGAAGTTTTTGATAAGTTAGTAAAACTTGGTGCTGAAACGCCTTTTGAACTAAAAGATTTAGCGAAAGCAAACAATACCTTAATGGGTTATGGTCAAACTGCTGAACAAGCTTTCCATCAAATTCAATTAATAGGTGATATTTCTGCCGTTTCTGGTGGTGATTTGCAAGGTATTACAGTTGCATTTGGTCAGGCTGCCGCTTCTGGTCGCTTAATGGGTCAAGATTTGTTGCAATTGGTTAATAATGGTGTGCCAATAATTGATATGTTGGCAAAAACAATGAAGAAACCGAAAGAAGCAATCAAAGAGATGGTATCACAAGGTGCTGTTACCTTCCCAGTTCTATTGAAAGCGTTTGAAGATGCTACCGGAAAAGGTGGAAGGTTTGAAGGTGGAATGGAGAAGCTTTCTAAAACTCTAGGTGGGTTATATTCAACCCTAAAAGACAATCTAAATATTGGTTTGGCAGAATTTGGTAAAGAAATCGTTACTGTCTTGAATGTTAAAGAGAATATGAAGGAATTTAATGCTACTCTAGCCAAGATGACAGACTCATTCAAAGCATTATCACCAGAAACAAAGAAGTTTATCCTTTATGTCGGGTTGACATTAACTGTCTTAGCTCCTTTATTGGTAGTGATTGGATTGATTGGTGGTGGAATAGCAACTTTAGTAACTGGAATTGGTGCATTATCGGCAGCTTTTGCCTTTCTAGCTGCAAATCCAATTGTATTATTGATCGGTGCAATGGTTCTGCTATATAATACTTGGAATGATTTTGCTGTTATTGTTGATTATGTTGCTTCAATTATAGGTAGTGCTTTTAAATCTGACGGCATTCATCAATTCATTACAGATTTAACAACTGTTTTGGGATTGCTCACAGATATTGCGGGTTTCTTCTTAAAATATCCAAAGATGTTTGGCAACTTCGTAGCCGACAAGATTAATGCTAATTTAGATGCCCAAGCTGGTATTGGCCAACCAATCCAACCACAACCAGTAGTGCCAAGAGAAAACTACAATATTGGTGGAGGCGTTTTAGATATTAATATGCGGGGTCAAACTAGCGGAGTCACAGCCAATTACACAAAGATTCCAAACAGCAATTTAGATGTTGGCAAATTAGGATTTGGAGGTATATAAATGACAATATTTAACACAGCAAGACTCCCACAATGCACCATAGGTGGTGTAAAAGTATTTTACCAAGAAAGCACCGTAACTGGTGGTCGTAAAACAGTCACTCACGAATACCCAGACACCAACACTAGATATGTTGAGGATTTGGGCAAGATGGAAAAGACCTATAACATTGAGGCTGTTGTCAATACAAATGTCTCATTTTCTTCAAGAGATAAACTAATCACCGTTCTTGAAAAAGCTGGTCTTGTCTCGCTTATTCACCCCGCTTTTGGTAAAAAGCAAGTTGTTTTAAAAAACTATTCTCTAGTTGATAGCACCTCATCGCTTGGTATTTGTAAGTTTTCCTTAGTATTTGAAGAGGCGACATTAAACAAGATGCCTCAAACTATTAAGGGCAATGTTGGATTTTTGGATAAATTAAAATCTAGCGTTCTTGATAAGACTGGAGTTGATCTTGAAAAGGCTTGGAAGTCTGTAACTGATGCAAAAGATAAGTTTGATTCTGCCGTTGAGACCTTAAGCGATACAGCTAATGAAATGCAGCGTACTGCCCAATTGATCCAAGGTTCTGCCGATACTTTCTCTGATTTTACAACTTCAATAAATGAGATTGTGGCTGGTGCTGCTGCTCTAGTTCAAACCCCTGCGACCTTAGCTAATAAGGTAAAAACATCATTCAATAATTTATCAGTTGCTTACAATTCATCAAAAGATTTGTTTAATGTATTAACTAACTTCTTTGGCTTCAATGGAGCTGATCAAAGTGCAACAGGAACATCGCAGACTCAAAAAGATATAGCCGCAAACCAATCTGCAATTCAAAATATTTATCAAGTATCTGCTCTTGCTGTAGCATATAATGCTGGTGCAAACATCACTTATACGACATTAGATGAACTTTCAAAGGTAGTTTCCTCATTAGAGGATGGTTTTAAGTTATTACCTTCCAACATCGATCGTGAGACATATAAACTGCTTCTACAAATGAGGATTGAGGCAATGAATATCTTTAATAAATTATCGATTGGATTACCTAAAGTAAATGATTACACAACAAACCAAGTGCCTCTCAATGTTCTCATCTACTCTTTGTATGGTTCACTTGACAACAAAACAACCATCAAAGAGCTGAACATGTTCAAAGACACCAGCTCTATTAGTGGTACAATAAAGATATTGTCAAATGGCTAACGATAACCAAATTGTAATTGCAATTGATAACTTTATATACGATGGCTTTGTTGATGTTTCAATCTCTAGGTCTATTGAGAAGTTTTGCGGCGAGTTTAGTTTTACAACCACTGTAAAAGAAGACGAAGACAGAGTAATAAACAATCCAATCAAGGTTCAAAGCGAGGTTGCTATCTTTATTGATTCCGTCCTTGTTCTAACTGGCACAATCGAAAGCCTTTCTGTAAATTACAATCCAACATCACACATAATCACTGCCTCTGGTCGGGATAGAACTGGTGATTTGGTGGACTCGTCTTGCATAAAGAAACAGTATAACGAAAGGAACTTTGCCAAATTATTGCGACTCGTTCTAAATGATAATGGCTACTCCAATATTAAAATAATTGATAATCTGCCAATCCCAGCAGTACTACCATCAAGCGAAGTAATCAGGATTGAGAATAACGACACAATCTTTTCATTCATTGATAAATATGCCAACCGTCTTCAGATATTTATGCTCTCTGATGCTGATGGTAATATAGTAATCTCAACAGAAGGCTCGGAAGGCTCTGGTGGTGCTTTAATAAGCCGTAAGAATGACGAAAATAACAATATTATCTCCGCCAATTTTAATATTTCATCAAACGACCGCTTCAAATATGTTGACGTTTACTCTCAATCAAGCAACGCAACACACGGCAAAACTTCTATTTCACAAAAAGGAAGTTATACTGACAGTGAAATTTTAACTCCTAGAAGGAAAATAATAATTGCAGGAAAAGCCACGCAAAAGAATGAGCCATGACAGCATCATCAACGTCATAGATTTCATCAACCCAGATC